CCCGAAAGCGTTTTTGTGCAAGTTTTCAGGGGGCGGGGGCTTTTAAGCCTACGGCTGGAGGTTATTCATGGCACGTGGCCGCAAGGTTCAGAAAAATCCGGCGCCAAAGCTGGGCTCAACACCGCCCAAAGGTTTGCCGGTGGCTGTCAAAGCATGCTGGGTAAAAATCCGGGATCAGATCAGCCACGCCAATGGCTCCGGGATTTCCGCGGCTGATGATTCCATCCTAGAGTCTGCCGCCTACCAGATGGCCCAGGTGGTACGGCTCCGCAAGGAATCGGCAGCTACGGCAATCACCCTTACGGAAAACAACACCACAAGGATCCACCCAACCCACACCGAGCTCCGGGCGGCAGAAAGCCTGCTCCGTGGCACCCTTCAGACTTTGTGCCTCACGCCACGGAGCCGGAAGGGTTGGCGCTCCCAGCCTGATGCCACGGGCCCTGAAGCGGATCCCCAAGCAATTCAAGACCCAATCCTTAAGCTGCTCGGATGACCATGGCCAAAAGCCGGGGCCGGCAAAAGCCACCACCCAGGGCCAAGCCCGCCCAGCCGGCTCCCCTCACGCCAAGCCAGTGCGTGGCCCAGTTCTTTGCCCGGTTTCTCACCCACGGCAAGGGGGAGCTGGCCGGCCAGCCCTTCACCCTGGCGGATTGGCAACTCCGGGACATTGTGCAGCCTCTCTTTGACACCCGGCGCCCGGATGGCCTCCGGCAGTACCGGACAGCCTATGTGGAGATCCCACGCAAGAATGGCAAAACCACCCTGGCCGCGGGGCTGGCCCTGTACCTGCTCTTTGCCGATGGGGAGCCTGGGGCCGAGGTGGTCAGCGCCGCGGCAGACCGGGAACAAGCCTCCATCTGCTTTGACCTGGCCAAAGCCATGGTGGAGGGCTGCCCTGAGCTGGCATCCCGATGCACCGTCTACCGTAAAGAGATTGTGACCAACAAAGGCGGCAGGTATCGGGCCATCTCATCCGAGGCGGCCACCAAGCACGGTTTCAACCTATCTGGCATCGTATTTGACGAGCTCCATTGCCAGCCAGACCGTGAGCTCTGGGACACCCTGACCACAGCCACGGGCTCAAGGCGGCAGCCTCTCACATTTGGCATCACCACCGCGGGCCATGACCGGGAAAGCCTGTGCTGGGAGCTGCACACCTACTCCCGGAGCCTGCTGGATGGCACCATTGAGGATCCTGGGTTTCTGCCGGTGATCTACTCCTCAGATGGGGATTGGCGGGAGGAAAGCACCTGGCGGGAGGCCAACCCGGGTTTCGGGGTGTCTGTCCATGCCGACTATTTCCGGCAGCAGGTGGTGGAGGCCCAATCCAGCCCAGGCAAAGAGCAAGCATTCCGGCGCCTTCACCTGAACCAATGGACCGACTCGGAAACCCGCTGGATTGCCCTGGAGAAATGGGATGAGGGAAAGGCCGAGATGCCAGACCTCCGTGGCCGGCAATGCTGGGCGGGCCTGGATCTCTCCAGCACCACGGATCTGAGCGCCCTGGTGCTGGCATTTCCGGTGGATGGCACCATCTGGCTGGTGCCACACTGCTGGGCTCCCAGGGCCGCCCTGCAATACCGGGAGAAGCGGAACAAGACCCGGTTTGACAACTGGGCCAGATCCGGCCATCTGGAGATCACGGATGGTGAGGTGATCGACTACGAGCGGATACGGGCCAAGGTGCTGGAGCTCCGGAAGATCTACAACATCCGGGATGTGGCCGTAGACAGATGGAACGCGGCCCAGCTCAGCCAGCAGCTCCTTTCAGATGGCGTGGAGATGGTCAACTTTGGCATGGGCTGGGCCACCATGAGCCCGGCGGCCAAGGACTTTGAGGCCCTGGTGCTGGGTGGCAAGATCCGGCACACGGGCCATCCGGTGCTCCGTTGGTGTATGGGCAACACCATGATTGAGCATGACAGCCAGGGCAATTACAGGCCCAGCAAAAAACGGAGCTCTGAGAAAATAGACTTGGCCGTGGCAAGCATCATGGCCACGGCAAGGGCCAGGGTGCAGGCTGTGGCCAACTCCAGCGTGTATGAGGAGCGGGGGCTCCGGTTTCTGTGATCCAGCTCCCGGACATTCGCCAGAAGTTTGACCATGACTGTGGCCTAACGGCTACAAGGATTCTCCTCAGGTATCTCCGAAAAAGGCCACCGGCCAATCTGCCAGGGTTGGCATGTGATCCGGTGGATGGCACAGACCCGCGGGCAATTGAAACCTACCTCCGCCAGCTTGGCCTCCGGGTGCAGGCCGGCAGTTACACCGTGGAAGATCTGGGCCACAGCACGGCAACGGGCCGGCCCGTGGTGTGCCTGGTGACACCGGCCCATGGCGTGGGCCATTACGTGGTGGTGGGTGGGATCGAGGGCCAGACCATTCACTACCAATGCCCAACCGAGGGGCCAGCCCGGAGCGGGCTGAGGAGCTGGCTGAAGGGCTGGCACGAGGTGGACCGGCTCGGGGCCAAATACCACCAGTGGGGAATATCGGCGTGGAGGCCGTGATCGTGCGGGGGGAGGGGTAGGCTTTCCAATAGTATCTGGAGCCACCCATGGGATTGATTGACAAGGTGCGCGGCCTTCTGGGCCTGGAGCAACGGACAGCCGGCGGGTACTCCCTCCGGGATCCGGCTCTGGCTGCCCTATTCCGTGGCTCCCAGTCTGATGCCGGCGTGGTGGTCAATGAGGCCACGGCCCTGCAATCCAGCCCGGTGTGGGCTGCCACTCGGGTGATCTCTGAGGGTGTGGCTTGTCTGCCCCTCAAGCTCTATGAGCGGATGGATGGTGGCCGGCGTGTGGCGGCAGAGCATCCCCTCTATTCTTTGCTCCATGACCAGCCCAACAAAAACACACCGGCCATGCCATTTCGTGAGGCGCTACAGGCCCATGCCCTCCTGTGGGGCAACGGGTTTGCGGAGATCGAGCGGGACGTGTTGGGCCGCCCTTTGGCCCTGTGGATTCTGCCACCCCAGTGCATGACCACAGAGCAGGATGACGAGGGGGCGCCGTATTACATCTACCGGCATCCCAAATACGGGCAAACGGTGTACGAGGCCCGGGATATATTCCACCTCCGTGGGCTGGGCTTTGATGGGTTCCAGGGCTATTCGGTGGTGTCCATGGCTCGTGAGAGCCTGGGCCTGACGGTGGCCGCGGAGAAGTTCGGGGCCAAGTTCTTTGGCCAGGGTGCCAGGCCTTCTGGCGTGGTCACTCTGCCGGGCCATCTGTCTGATGAGGCCTTTGCCCGTCTCAAGCGGGATTTTGCCGAGACTCATTCCGGGGTGTCCAACGCCCACCGGGTGGCATTCCTGGAACAGGGGATGCAATGGCAGACCATTGGCATTCCTCCGGAAGATGCCCAGTTTTTGCAGACCCGGAGCTTTCAGATTGGGGAAGTGGCCCGTTGGTTTAATATCCCGGTTTCCAAGCTCCGGGATTCAGGCGGGGCCAACTATGCCAGCCTTGAGCAAGAGAACATGGCTTTCCTCTCGGAAACCCTGCGCCCGTGGCTGATCCGCTGGGAGCAGGAGATTTCGGCCAAGCTTTTGCTGCCGCATGAAAAGCCGGCCATGTATGCGGAGCATCTGGTGGATGCCATCCTCCGGGTGGATCTGGCGGCCAGGTACAACGCCTATGCCATTGGTCGAAACTGGGGTTGGTTGTCAGTCAATGATATTCGGGCAAAAGAGGGCATGGATCCGGTGGATGGTGGTGATGTTTACCTCCAGCCACTGAACATGCAACCACTCCAAGCTCCTGGGGGCCCATCGGCCCCGACAGCAACCCCGGCGGTGGTGGCAGCACCTCCAACCCCTCCCCCTCCTGACACCACTGCCGGGGTGGATTCCGTGGAGGCCAACCAACTGGAGCCCTGTGAGGCGGCCAAGCGGTTAGCGGAGGCCATGACCGAGCACCAAATCGGGGCCTGTGAGCACGGGAAAACCAACCGGTGCCCCATCTGCGGGATCCGGAAAGAGCGGGAGCTCATCCCACCTGGCAAGCCCGGTGGTGAGCATTCCTGGTCCTTTAAGTGGGTGCCCATTTGATGTGGCTCTGGGATTGGCTGTGTGGCTTGTTTGGCCGGCCCGTATGGGGTGGGGCCAGGCGGAGCCCGCAATGGGGCACGGTGCGGGATATGGTGCTGCAAGGTGCCACCTGCGCGGCGTGTGGCTCGGTCAGGGGGCTGGAAGTTCACCACATCGAGCCTTTCCATGTGCGGCCTGATCTGGAGCTGGAGCCGAGCAACCTGATCCCACTTTGCGAGAAATGCCACTTTGTTTTTGGCCACCTGGGCTGTTGGCGATGCCACAACCCGCTGGTTGCCATGGATGCCGCAAAACATCGGGGGAGGGTGCATGAGTACCGAGGAGGTCACCATGGCCCGAGCAATTGAGAAACGAGTTGCCACCCTCAAGCCCGATGGTGGCAAGCTGGTGGGCTATGCCGCGGTATTTGGCCCCCTCAGTGAGGACTTGGGTGGGTTCCGGGAGCGTGTGGCTCCGGGGGCCTTTGATGCCTCTTTGGAAGATGACACCGACATTAGGGCCCTGGTGGATCACGACACCTCCAAGGTGATCGGGCGCCGGAGCTCTGGCACCTTGCGGATTTCTACGGATGAGCGCGGCCTCCGGGTTGAAATCGACCTGCCCAACACCACGTACGCCAACGATCTCCGGGAGCTCATGGCTCGTGGCGATGTGAGCCAGATGAGCTTTGCTTTTCTGGTGCAGCCGGATGGTGAGAAGTGGGAAGGCAGGGACGAAAACGGGGTGCGGATCCGCACACTCACCAATGTTCAGCTCATTGAGGTTTCCGTGGTGACCATCCCGGCCTACCCGGACACCGTGGCCGCCCTGCGATCACTCCGCACGGTGGAGCAAGAAAGACAAGCGAGGGACTGGTGGCTTGTGAAAAACAGGATCCCCCCACGGTTGGGGAAAGGATCGTGAGGGGTTGGTGGTAGGTTTTGGTTTTCAAGTTTTTTAACAAGGAGGCCAAAGATGGCCAATTCTGTTTTGGATATTCGGCAACTCTTGGCCGAAAGGCGTGACCTGGTGGCCAAGCTGGAAGGTCTGAACAAGCGCGAGCTCTCCCCCGAGGAGAAAGCAGCGTGGGATGAGCTGACGGCTAAGGTAGCCGAGCTGGATTCCAAGGT